TTTCACTCATAATTTTTTCCTATTGAAATTTGTATCTTATTATTACTATACCAGAACCGCCTGATCCAGCACCACCACACGCAGTTCCACCTCCACCACCACCTGTATTAGTTGTACCTGAAGCTTGACCTCCTACTGCATTACCTCCCGCTCCACCACCATCAGATGCAGGTCCAGGATTTCCATTACCACCTAAAGGTTGTCTTCCTGCTCCACCACCTCCACCTGCTCTTCCTGTAGGCGTTGCATTAATTGATGAAGTTGCACCAGCTCCACCTGTACCACCAGTTGAAGGTCCACCACCAGAGCCTGCTGCTGTAGCACCACCACCAGCACCACTTCCAAAAGAATGACCTTGAAATGAAAATGCGCCTCCTCCTGTATTTCCTTGAGATGGACTTACGGGAGGTGTATTACCTGCTCCACCTGGTTTACTATTTGGTGTTTGTGGACCAGCTCCACCTCCACCACCAGATCCGCCACTAGATCCAGCAGAAGCGCAACCACTACTATTACCTCCACCACCTCCTCCACCCCCAGCAGATGTTATACTTGAAAAAATTGAATTTGAACCACTTGTACAAGCACCACCACCACCACCTACTGTAATTGAAAAACCTGTTGCTGTTACTGGTAAAGCAGTTGTTGCTAATGGGCTTGCCGTATAAGAACCTGGATTGTATCCTTCTCTAAAACCTCCAGCACCTCCAGCACCTCCAGGAACACCATAATTAGCATTTGCACCACCTCCACCACCAGCTATAACCATATAATCTACTGTTGTTGATCCAACTGGATTACCTACTGAACAAACTGTAAATGTTCCGGGTCCTGTAAATGTGTGTACTTTATAATCTGTATCAACAGTTGTAATGGTTCCACCTGTTGCTGTTATAAAAGTTGGTACTAATCCTGATTGTCCTGTTGATTCAGCTGTATTTATCCAACCTTCTGTTGCATCTACATAAACTAAAGTTATTGATTGACCTTCAGTTTGAGCTACAAAATTAGCCACTACGCCACCTATTTTTTCTGAACCATTAGGTGTTATTGTTAAATTATTTGTTTGAAAAGTTCTTGTATAATCTGCAAAAGCTATAACATCTCCAGCTACACCCGCTGGTAAGTTAGCTGTTATTGCACCGCCTGTTGTATTTATAAAATAACCTACTCCTGCTACACCTGTAACAGTAGTTGTTTTTGCAGTTGTATCCCATGCGACTGCTGAATATGTTTGACCAAAACCTGTTTGCGAAGCACCTGCTGCTAAAGTAACTGTATCCCCACTTGCACCAATAGTAACTGTATTACCAGATTCGTTGATAATATTTTTACCTGCTGCTGTGTTTTGTACGTTGTTTACTTTTATTATACTTGCCATAATTATATCCTATTGAAATTTGTATCTTATTATAACGATTCCTGAACCACCTGCGCCACCATCTACAGGGCCAGAACCACCTCCAGCAGAACCACCTCCGCCTCCACCACCGGTATTAACTGTAGCTGCGCTTCCAGTATTTGTTCCACCTCCTGCACCAGCTCCACCACCACCAGCTCCACCTGCACCAGCAGTATTAGGAGAAGGAGTTGCTCCACCACCTCCACCACCTGCTCTTGTTGTTGGAGTTGCATTAATTGAACTTGTTGTACCTGGTCCACCAACATGACCACTACATCCTGAACCACCTCCAGCAGCAACACCAGCTGCCCCACCACCACCTCCACCACCACAACCAGGAGTTTTTCTATTTCCACCAGGAAATCCTTGTGAAGGACTAACAGAGGGACTATTACCTGAACCACCAGCTCCTGGAGATTGTCTTCCTCCACCACCACCGGAACCACCTGTTGCACCATCACCTGGAGTAACATTACCTGCTCCTCCACCTCCACCACTTGTTGATATAATAGTTGAAAAAACTGAATTAGATCCTGGATTACCTGTAAGAGCAGGTGAAGCAGCACCAGTGCCTCCTGCACCTACTGTAATTGGATAATCTGTAGCAGGTATTGATAAAGCTGTTACACCAGATCCTAATGGAGAAGCTGTATAACTACCAGAAGCAGTACCGGATGATTCTCTATAACCTCCTGCACCTCCTCCACCAGCTCCATCACTACCACCAGCTCCACCACCAGCAATTACCATATAATCAACTGTACTTGAACCTTGAGCATTACCCGCACAAGAAACTGTAAAAGTTCCTGGCCCTGTAAATGTATGAATTTTGTAATCTCCTGAACAAGTAATTGTTCCACCAGTAGCTATTACAAATTTTTGTACGTTTGTAATTTCATTACTATTAACGGCTTGCCAACCTTTAGTTGCATCTCCATATACTAAAGTAGTGGCTTGTCCTTCTGTATTTAAAATTAAATTAAAAATTTGACCTTCTATTTTTTCTGAACCATTTGCAGAAATAGTTAAAGCGTTTGTATCAAAAGTTTGTGCATAGTCTTTAAAAGAAACAATTGCACCAACTACACCTGCTGGTAAATTAGCAGTTATAGCTCCACCAGAAGTATTTACAAAATAACCTTCGCCACTAACAGCAGTAATTGTAGATGTTTTAATTGTTGTATCCCAATCAACAGTTCCTGTTCTACCAAATCCTGTTTGAGTACCACTATTTACAACCGTTGTTCCTGCTGGAAAAGTTATAGTATCACCAGAAGCACCAATCGTTAAATTAGTTCCACATTGTGGTTCAACTGCGTTTACTTCTATTTTACTCATTATACAATTACCAAGGTTCCGGTTACTGTTATTATATTAGGGAATGTTACCGGTCCAGCGAGAACCGCAGACTCAATTACGATGTCTTTATTATTAATAACTTCCGCATGAGTATAAATTTGCTCTGCACCTGGTTTATTACCTATATATATTTCATTATAGTAACTCATTTATAAAAACCTAACTTGTTGTACTTATTGCTTTAACTACACTTACTACTACATCAGAAGATGTAGCATCACTTGAATTTGCATTTAATACATCTGTATCATTCAATACAAATTTTGCTCCACCTTGAACTAATTCTACTGAACTGTTAGGGGGTATACTTAAATCTTTTGCAATATAAACTGTTCCTGCTCCTGTTGGAGATAACCAAACTGAAATCGTAATTGCAGTTGCTAAAATGTTAGCAATTCTAATACCTATAATAGCGTCTGCTGAAGTAGGACTTGAAGTTGTATTAGTATACAATGCTGTAGTTCCTATTCCCAGTTGAGCTGTTGCTGATGCGAAATTTTGTGCCATATTGTTTCCTTATATTTTAGTTTTTTAATTTGTTTAAATACTTAATAGCAGATTCTAAATATTTAGTATTATCTTTTAACAGACCTAGTGCAACATTACAATCACTACATAATAAACCTCTAATTTTATTGGTATTATGACAGTGATCTACAGCAAAAGCTCTTGTTTTGTTTCTATATTTACCATTATTATCAATTTTACAAATAGAACATTTATTTTTTTGTTTAGATAATAATTTGTTATAGTCATCTAACGTAATACCATAAGCTTTTTTAAGTTTATGGTTTTTGTCTGTTTTATAATCATACAGATTTTGACAGTCCATACAAGAAGCTTGATAGTATTTTGTTTTTGTTTTTTTATTTATTCTAAAATAAAATTTATTTAAATCTTTCATATCTTTGCAATTTGTACATTTTTTTTCTTTTAAATTTTGTATTAATTCTCTCATCATGGCTAAAGGGCGATCGACATGGCAACAGAAAAACCTGCGCTTGCTGCGCCGACAGGATTACCGTCAGTATCTAAATAAACTGCTTTACTTGCTGGTAATGTACAAAACACATCTTTTGTTCCACCTGTAAAAGTAACAACACTATCCGAATTAGAACTTGTAAGAATTGTAGTTCTAGTCAAATTTGCACTTGAGCCATCTAAAGTTCCAAGTCCAACTTCCCATTCTGTTGTCCCTTGATTAAAAATTGTATAATAAGTTGTATTACTATTTCCAATCGCAGTAAAATCTTCAAAGCCAGTTTGTGCTGCACCTAATGCAAACGCACCGGTACCTGTTGTAGTACTTGTTACTTTAACTCTGTCATTTATTACCAAAGCCATAATTTTTTTCCTTAAGCCATACTTATAATAGCATTAGCCGCTGTCGACGCATCGGGGAACGCGATAGTGAAGTCACCATTCGTTGCCGTTTTATTTCCACCAAAATCTAAAACTACTACTAATCTATCTGCTACTGCATCCACAGTTGAGTTATTATAGATAGCTGCAAAGGCTGCTGTGAAAGTTGCTGAAGTCCAAGTTACATTATCAAAATCTACAGAAGCCACTGCAGTTGAACTTACCACTGCTTGGTTTGCTAAAGTTTTAATAGAATAGTTAGAACTACCACCTGTACTTACTTCACTAGTTGCCACGTAAACTGTACTTGAAGTTGTATAAGGGTTAGCCGTATACATTGATAGTTTAAAAGTATTTCCACCTGAAGCTAAATCATGTTGTCCTGAAAAAAGTGCTCCTCTAAATGAAAAAGGTATTATATTTGCCATGTTTATTTTCTCCTAATTATTATTATTTGATGGTGGTTTTGAATTTAGTTGAGTACGAAGAACTCCATCTTGATAATCGTCTCTGCGTCTGTAGCCAATTTGTTCGACTCCATACGTTTCAAGAGCTTCTGTATATTGCCCTTTGTAATATTGTATCATATCCTGTGGACCTTTCAAGTACCCATATGCATTTACTAAACACGCATATAAAAGCAAATCTTGGTATTTATTAGATATATAAGTACCCGCTGTATCAACAGTAATACTAGTAGGTTGTTTATTATAAGAAAGTGTAATTTGGTATGTTTTATCAGGTGTAGGAGCCACTAACCAAAATTCTTCATCCCAATTACCATAATATCTAGGTATATCTACAGCAGCTGTTCCCGGTTCTGCATAGAATTCTGCCATAAAAGAAGTATCTCTTTGTTCTAAAAAAAACTGACTTCCATTTGAATCTGTTAATTGAACATATCTTATAGCTCTTAAATCACTTGGAATAGTTACATATCTATTACCTATAATTAAACTTGATGTTGCATAAAATCTATCTTGATCTGTATCAATTGCTCTTGATATTGTATTTTCTGCATTGATAATAATATTTTTTAAAACTGCATCTGTAAAAACATTATCTCCTACTTCTGTGTAGCCTCTAATATCTGT